ACGGTTGCCCGGCCCCCGACTCGTGGAGCCCTTCCGCAGACCTCATCACCTACCTCGAACTGCTCTTTGACGCAGACGACCGCGTGGGCTATGTCACGAATGATGTGTGGCAGGACGCCGAAGGCAAGTGGCTGCCGAGCAAGGGCGTGTACGATCGCACCGCCGGGGAACTCATCGCATCGCTCAAAAAGCATCCCGACGACCTCGGCGCGACCATCGGCGACTGGAAACCGCAGGTCGGCGCATGGATTCGCTTCAATCCCCTCGATGGGGACGGCGTAAAGAACGAGAACATCACGAAGTTCCGCTTTGCCCTGGTGGAGTCGGACACGCTACCCGTTGCGGAACAGGATATCGTCTTCCGCAAGCTGGAACTGCCTATCGCGGCGCTCGTTCACAGCGGAGGCAAAAGCCTCCATGCCATCGTCCGCGTGGATGCGGAGAATTACGACGAGTACAGAAAGCGCGTGGAGTTCCTCTACGACTTCCTGGAGAAAAACGGAGTGTCCATCGACAAACAGAACCGCAATCCGTCCCGCCTCTCCCGTATGCCGGGAGTCACCAGGAACGGCAACCGCCAGTACCTTGTTGCGACCAATATCGGCAGGAAGTCATGGGTGGACTGGATGGATTTCGTGGAGGGCATCTCGGACGAACTGCCCGACATGGTATTCCTCGACACTTTCAAGGACAATCCGCCGGAACTGCCGGAGGAACTTATCACAGGGATTCTCCGCAGAGGACACAAGATGCTGATATCCGGCTCGTCCAAAGCCGGGAAGTCTTTTCTTCTCATGGAACTGTGCATCGCTATCGCGGAAGGCAAGCCCTGGCTCGGCTTTCCCTGCAAGAAAGGCAGAGTCCTCTATGTGAACCTTGAGATTGATCCGGCAAGCGCGATCAACCGATTTCTCAAAATCTACGAGGCACTCGGTCTGCCCATCAAAAATGCGGACAGCATCGTGGTGTGGAACCTCAGAGGTCACGCCGTACCGCTCGACCAGCTTGTTCCGAAACTCATCCGCCGTGTACGGAATCAGCACTTTGACGCTATCGTCATCGATCCCATTTACAAAGTTATCACGGGCGATGAGAACAACGCCTCCGAAATGGGCGCGTTCTGTAACCAGTTCGACAAGATTTGCACGGAGACCGGGTGCAGCACCATCTACTGCCATCATCACAGCAAGGGTGCGCAGGGCATGAAAAAAGCGATGGACAGAGCGTCGGGCTCCGGCGTGTTCGCCCGTGATCCTGATGCCCAGCTTGACATGATTCAGCTTGAGCTTTCCGAGGATATCGCAAACAACGTCCGTGACGGCAATGAAACCGCATGGCGGCTCGAATCCTCGCTGCGTGAGTTCCCGAACATCACGCCCGTCAACTTCTGGTTCGAGTACCCGATCCATAAGGTCGATGACAAAGGGATGCTCGGCGCGATGCCTGCACAGGGCACTCCGCAGGCAGGACGGCTCAACAATCCGAAGAGCAAGACGCCAGATGACGCCGCCGATGAGTTCCGCACCGCTTTCTCCGCTCTCGACATGGACGGCAAGGTCACTGTGAAGGACATGGCGGAGTACATGGGCGTCATTGATAAGACCGTGTACGCAAGGCTCAAGAAAATGGGCGACGAGTTCACTCTCGACAAAGGCGTCATCACGAAAACGAACCCTGAAAACGGCTGATCGGATTTTCTTCTTCTACGCTGTCTATAAAAAGATATAGACGGAAGAACGGTCGTTACACTCCCAAAGTGTGAAGGGCTGCATAGCCTGCCCTTCCACTTCTGCGGAGCGCAACGTAACAGCACGGAAAAGAAGAACCCAGGATACACGGAGGTGTAGAAAATGGACTTTTTTATAGCAATGAAGCCGCCGACCGCAACCGCGCAGGAAAAACAGGTGCGCATCGTGAACGGCAAACCGATATTTTACGATCCCGCTCCCGTGAAGGACGCGAAGAAACTGCTCATCGGTCATCTCATCCTTCATAAGCCGGACAAACCGATAGAAGGAGCCGTCTCGCTCACGACGCTGTGGCTCTTTCCGAAGGGCAAGTCCCATAAGAACGGCGACTGGCGGGTGACCAAGCCCGATACCGACAATTTGCAGAAGCTCCTCAAGGACTGCATGACAAAATGCGGATTCTGGAAGGACGATGCCCAGGTAGTCAGGGAGACCGTTGAGAAACGCTGGTCGGATGAGCCGACCGGCATATACATCGAAATTACCGAACTGGAGGTGAAGCAGGATGCCAAATAACATATACCGCAATTCCGAGGGCTATTACGATCCGACCGCAGGAGCCGCCCTCGCAAAATGCGACAGGAAGGAAAAAAGCGACCGCAGGAAGGCGATTCGTAAGTCAAATGCAAAAGCCCGGAAACAGGCCGCCTCCGAATATCGGTCTATTGTCTATATCTGCAGCAGATATGCCGGGGATATCGCAAACAATGTGATAGCGGCACAGAGATATTGCCGATTCGCCGTTGATAGCGGATACATCCCCTTTGCGGCGCACCTTTTATTTCCTTTATTCCTTAATGACGCGATTCCCGCCGAGCGGATGCTGGGGCTGTCCTTCGGAAACATCTTCATGGACAAATGCGACGAGGTATGGATTTTCGGCTCGGAATATTCGGCTGGTATGCAGGCGGAATACGACCGCGCCGTAAAGAAGGGCTACCGAATCCGCTATTTCACAACCGACTGCCGTGAGGTCACAGGTCACGGGAACGGAGGTGGCGATGGACCCATATGAAAAACTGGCGAACGCCATCATCATCCAGGCGGCAAGGGACTACCGCACCGCCTTAAGGAAACTGCGGAGAAATCCGCGAAACCATCTCGCTCAAGCGGAGGCTGAATCTATAGAACGGTTCTTCCGCTCCGGCTGGTACAAGTGCCTCACCGATGTGGACGGCGAAATGGTGATACGAAAACTCAGAGAGGAGGATTAACGGCTATGACTGCAAAAGAATATCTGCGTCAGGCGTACCGGCTTGACCACAGGATAAATTCCGACCTTGCGGAACTCGAACGGCTCCGCGACATGGAAGGCAGCATCAGTTCTCCCAGCTTCGAGGAACACTATAACCCGAACCGCAACACGGAGGCTCCCTTCATCCGCTGCCTTGAGAAGGTGTGGGATTTGGAGATGAAGATAAAGACCGAGATCGACAAACTCATATCCTTAAAAGACCAGATGCGCGAGGTGATTGACGCCGTCCAGAACACGGACGAGCAGATGGTTCTCCGCTACCGCTATATCCATAACATGACATGGGAGCAGATCGGTGCCGAACTCAAAGCTGACGAAAGCACGGTCAGACGGTGGCACCGCAGGGCGCTTGCAAGCGTTATCGTCCCGGCTGATCCCATCGTGATATAAATGTGCCGAAAATACCCGGTTTTGCCCAGCAATGCCCACCTTGCATTTATGGTACATTATAATCAGCGGAGCAGAATCAAGAAGCCTCAAGGGTGCAGACCTTTGGGGCTTTCTTCATGCCCAGGAAAGCGAGGTGAAAGGATGCCAAGGAAACCGAAACGACCATGCCGCTATCCCGGATGCGGTCGGCTCTCTGACGGTCCCTACTGTGAGGAACACAGGAAAGCCGTGCGGGACGATTACAACCGTTACGAACGCGCTCCCGACAGCAATAAGAAATACGGCAGGTGTTGGAAACGAATCCGAGACCGCTACGCTGCGGCACACCCGCTGTGCGAACGCTGCCTCAAGGAAGGTCGGTACACTCCCGTCGAGGAAGTGCATCACATCGTTCCCATCTCTCAGGGCGGCACTCATGCGAGAGACAATCTGATGAGCCTTTGCCGTTCCTGCCACACCAAGATCCACCACGACCTTGGCGACCGGTAGGGCGGTCAAAATCTCTGCGGGTCCTGTACGCGGGCAGCGGCCCGGGGCTTCGTGCGCGAAAAAGGCGAAATCAAAAGGGTAATTGACGGCGGCCGATAGCGGTCGCTCTATTTTTGCGGAAAAGAGGTGAGAAAATGCCGACAAAATCCAATAACACAGGTGGGCGCGGTGGTGCGAGACCCGGTGCGGGAAGAAAAAAGTCTGCCGTCAAGGAGAAAGCCGAGAACGGCAATCCGGGCGGACGCAGACTGGAAGTTCTGGACATTCCCGAAGTCGAGGGTGTCGATATGCCAAAGCCCCATGAATTCCTCTCTGCCGAGCAGCGTGACGGAAGCACGCTCCAGGCGGAGGAAATCTACAAAGAAACCTGGGAGTGGTTAAAGAAGGTGGGCTGTGCCGCAAAGGTATCCCCACAGCTTTTAGAGCGGTATGCCATGTGCAGCGCCCGGTGGATTCAGTGTGAGGAGATGACCAACCGAATGGGATTTCTCTCCAAGCACCCAACCACCCAGAAACCGATCCCATCGCCGTTTATCAACATCGGCATCAACTACATGAACCAGGCGGTGCGGCTGTGGAACGAGATCTTCCAGATCGTAAAGGAAAACTGCAGCACCGACTACGGCGAGGTCTCTCCCCAGGATGACCTTATGGAGCGCTTACTGCGGGCGCGGAAAGGATAAAGCTATGTTTGAAAAGGTAAATCCGTGCCACCCGGACAAGGTGGCTGACCGTATTGCCGGCGCTCTGGTGGATGCGGCGTACAGAAAAGAAGAAAATCCGAGGATCGCCGTGGAGGTTCTCATCGGCCACGGCGTCTGCCATGTCATTGCGGAAACATCGGTAAGCATTCCACAGGATGAAGTGAAATCAATTGTCCACCGCATTGCCGGAAATCTGCATACCGACTATGCGGAAGTGCCGCAGGACGGACATCTTGCCAATAACCAGGCGGACGGAATCCGCTGCGGCGACAACGGCATATTCAAAGGAATGCCTGTGACCGAGGAGCAGAAAGCGCTCTGCGAGATCGCCAAAAGTGTGTATCACACTTATCCCTATGACGGGAAGTACATTCTGGACGGCACAAGGCTGATCCTCTGCCAGAGCAATGCCAGGAGCCACCACCTCAAGGAAGTGTATCCTCACGCCGAGATCAACCCTCTGGGAGACTGGACGGGCGGCACGGATGTGGACACGGGTGCAACCAACCGCAAGCTGGGCAGCGATATGGCAGACTCCGTCACAGGCGGCGGTCTGCATGGAAAAGACCTCTCCAAGGCGGATGTGTCGGTCAACATCTACGCCTGGCTGAAGGCACAGGAAACGGGAAAGCCAGTGGAGCTTGCCTGCGCCATCGGGGACGATACCGTGGACGGCATTCCCTACGCTGAAATCGTGGAGATTGCTCGGAAATTTATCCAGTCCCTTGGCGGCTTTGAGAAATTTGCGGAATGGGGGCTGGTGCGATGAAAACGACAACGGAAATGCAGTTGGTGCCAATCGCCAAACTGGTACCCTATGTGAACAATGCCCGCACCCACTCCCCGGAGCAGATCACCAAGCTCCGCTCGTCCCTCCGGGAGTTTGGATTTATCAATCCCGTTATCATTGACAGGGATTTCAATGTAATCGCCGGACACGGACGTATTCTTGCTGCCAAAGAAGAAGGCATCAAGGAAGTTCCGTGTGTCTTTGCCGACCACCTCACCGAGGCGCAGAAGAAAGCCTACATCATTGCGGACAACCGCATGGCGATGGACGCCAGATGGGATGAGGAACTTCTGCGAGTAGAAATCGAGTCTTTGCAGGGCATGGACTTTGACCCTCTGCTCACCGGCTTTGATGAGAAGGAGCTGGCGGCACTGTTTGATGACGGTGCTGAGGCCAAAGAGGATGACTTCGATGTGGACGCGGAACTGCAAAAACCTGCGTTCTCCCGGCTTGGCGATGTATGGACGCTTGGCAGGCATCGTCTGGTGTGCGGGGACTCCACGAAGGCTGAGACATACACCACGCTCATGGATGGCGTCAAAGCAAACCTGGTCATCACCGACCCCCCCTCCAACCTCCACTATGAAGGCTCCGCGGGGGAAAACAAGAAAGAAAAAAAAAAAA